CTACGGGTGTTGTGCCATCGGTGGTGATTGTGACATTCACTGTCTCTGTGTCACCACGGGTGATGGTCAGGTTTTGGGTCGCAGGTACAGCCATTTACTTTTTCTTTTTCCTTGGCTTCACAGGCATGATTGTGTACCGCTTTTCACCTGGGGCCACGGGCTTTTTCTTAACTGGGCCGCTTGGTCCACCAGGGAACATTCGCCCAGGTGAACTAGGCTTTGGCATTGGTCCACCCGTAACAGGCTTCGGCTTCTTCGGCATTGGTTGTTTCTTAATGGGTGCCATTACTTCATCTTCTTTCGCTTAGCGGCAACCTTCTTCTTGGCTGCCTTTTTGCCGTACTCCATCATGCGCTCTTTTGCGCCTTCCATCTTCTCATGGCGCATCATGGCTTTCTTGCTACCTTTGCCGTGCATTATTTCATCTTCTTCTTGGCAGCCATCTTTTTGGCCATCATTACTTTCTTTTGCATAGCTTCGTTCCTGCCGGCAGCCATCTTCTTGACCATTCCCGCTTTTTTCGCCACAGACGCAGCCTTCATACCGGCCTTGGTGTACGGAAACTCTTTTTTACCTACCTTGGGCATAACAACTCCTGTTCGTTTGTGCTACCACTTTACCTTGTCAGCCCAGTACGCAGCCGACATTCGACCCTTATTTATGTTAGAAGCATGACGAGCTTTGAAAGACTCACGGCGTTTCCGATATGAAGCCGACTCGCCAGCTTTCTTTGGGGAACCCGACACGCCCTGCTGACCGAAACGGATCGTCTTCACCTGATCGCCCTCTTTAGCGACAACAACATGAGATTTCTTAGGGTGATTAGGGGTGCGCTTAGGTTTGTTGAAACCTGACACACCAGCCCGCGCCAACCGTGGATCTTTCTTATTCACCTGAACCCCGCAGTCTTTTTAGCAATCTTCTTAGGTTGCGCCACAAACTGTTTGCCTTTACGGGTGCCTTCCCTTTTGGCTTTAGAAGTAGCCGCATACTCTTTAGACGACAAAGCCTCTCGAGCTTTCCTAGGCAGATACCGTTCGCCCGTAGCTTTAGAACCTTGGGTGCTGGGCTTGCCTGATTTGGTTCCCCAGTCCTCTTTGGTCCATTTAGACAACGATTTTTGACCAGCTGTTTTAGCACCCGAATAACCACCGCCAGCTTTCTCGTAGGCTTGAGCAAGAAGTTGGGCTTTACGGGCAGACCATTGCCCAGGCTTGCCACCTTTAGAACCGCCCATGATTTGATTCTTTAGACGCTCTCGAAGTTGGGGCTTTGTGTAAGCCATTAGTCCTCTTTCAACATTCCTGACTCACGCAGAATATCACGCACATTTGGGGAAACTTGGGCTGATTCCCCTTTGCGTAGGTCAATGTGATGCCGGCCAATGTCGGCTTGCACACGGCGGTTTGCTGTAATCCAAACAGTCGGTTCATCCGCAGACAACCACTTTGGATTATCCAACACTCCACCAGTACCAGCAACATCGCACAAGGTTTTAGCGGATTTCGCCCACGTCATTTTGGCGGCTTCGGTAGCTGACCATTTGGATCGCTCACGCATCTCAATCTTTTCATCCATCGCCCAAACCATTGCGCGTGAAAGTTCAGGGACATCCACCTCATGCCAGTTGCCTTTATTCCAAACCGCAGGATGGTTAGCGGGGGTTGGGCTTGACGGGATTCGTATGCTTGCCAAGTCAATAAAATCTGAATGACCGGTGTTGTCGGCCATAATTGTCGGGATGCCCATTGCTATTGCCTGTAATGGCATTAAACCAAACCCTTCGCCACGGGTGGCTGCAACGAAACAATCTGCGGTGGCATACAGGTCATACTCCTCTGCTACCGTCAGCCAAGAATCCACAACCTTGATGTTCGGGCTAGAAATAGCTGGTGCTTCCCCTTTAACAGTTGGCGGGATCTTCAACACTAACTCTGCACCTACAACATCTAGTGCTTCAAATGCTTTGACCACAAGATCTAGTCCTTTGCGTTGCCACGATGAGCCACCAGCCACAAACCGAAACTTCTTATTCTTAGGGGCGGGACATGGTTTCCAAATCTTCGGGTCAATACCCAATGGCACCAGTCCTACATTGTTGTGATATTGACTGAACAACTCAACATTGTGAAGACAAGGAACAATCACTTGGTCAAACTGTGCAAGCCGATCCGCAAACCGATCCGGCAATTCAGTCGTTTCCCACATCGTAAACACGACACGCTTCTGCCCCTCGTACCAGCCTTTAACCATGTCAGGCTGCACACAAGATACCCGCACCTCAGATAGCGGATCATTTGTCACGGTTTTCGGTAAATGTCGTTCAAGAGATTTGAACATATTGCCGTAACCAAAATGTGAGGCATCAACCCCTTCAAGGCAAATGGTTTTCAGACCAGGCCTGTTTCCACCTGCCATGATTCTTTCGCTTTCTTTTCAATCTCAGCGCATCCGTCAATGCGTTTAGGTTGCAACCCATCAGCCCGTAAACGCTTGTAGGCGGGCATATCCTTATGCCAACGGGATTCGGTTGCGTTAATCTCAGAAGCCCGCTTACCGCCCGTTGTAGTCGGGTTGGGGCCAGTTTTGACATGGGCAACCTTGCATCCGAAACAGCCTTCAACATCAAGGTTGGGGTGGGTGCGTTGATGCAGTATCACGTTATGAAATCCTCATACCCAGCAGCGATCAGCTCAGCCTGTTCCGTTGTCGTGATCTCAGTCGTATGGCCACCATAAAACACTTTGGAAATATCTTCGGTATTTGGTGGTTGATTTTCGGTATATTCCCCATTGGCTAACCGATACACGTTCACACCTCGAGCTGTAGCAGGTAGCTGTGAAAACAGATTGTCACCAATGTCGTCACCAAAATAAAACACTTCATCGTTTGTTGGTGGTGTAAAGAACGGCATGACCTCAGAATAACACAAATCCCCTGGATCGTTTGACCCAGGGGACTGTGTTGCTGTGACCCGCCTTAAGCGGTACTCACACTGTAGCCGAAACTACGAAGCGTTTGTACCGATAGACGAAGCCGACTCGATGCGGCGAAGTGATGCCTCGCGGAAGCGACCATAGCCACCCAGCCAGTACCAGCCGATTGGCTGGAGACGCTGCAAGTAGTCGGTCACGGTGCCGCGAACAATCTTCGGGTTTGCGCCGTTTCCATCGGTGGTGCTGTACGCCTTGGCGAGAGCCTGACGGCCCATAACCAAGGTTGCGTACACGTCAATGTTGCCGGCAGAACCGGAGTTGTCTGACGCATTTGCAAACAGCGGAGCGCGTGGGGTTTCAATGAAACGCACCGATTCCCACTGTCCGATTTCGCCGTTGTAGATGTTGGCGGGATCGCTGTACACGTGTGGGTCACGCCAGTTCGTTGCACCGTTGGCACCACGGAAGTCGTAGGACACGTCAGGGTGAATGTAACCCATGTACGCGCCATTGAACGTGGCGACATTGGCCTTGCGGAGCTGTGCGACAACCTTGCGAACATCGTCACCAGCGAGCGTGTCATCGGTGTTGATGGTCGTGCGGCTTGACGGGTCGGTTGCGCCACCGGTTGCATAGACCACATTGGATCCTGCTGCAAGAACGGCTGAAACAACCTGGTCAATTGAGTCGCCAGCGTTGTAGCCCACGATGTTTGCTGCCGAAGCATTGACATCAAGGAACGCGGTTCCACGAAGCTTTGCGGTTGTAACAACAGCGTTACCGTACTCGTTGAGGGTAACGGTTACCTGGCTGTCGCTGAGGGCAGTTGGGGTAACGTCAGTTACTTCGTTGAGTGTGCTGGTCGCTGCTGCGATGTCTGCAAAGATGGTGAATGTGACACCCGTACCAGGCATTGCCTGTTGGGTTGGCTGCACATCGGCAGCCTGGTCGAACAAGAGTTCTGAGCGCAATGCGAAGTACGCAAGGCGGTCAAAGGCTACCTGGTCAACCGAAAGGGAGGAGGTTGTGGTTTCTCCGGCCATTTGATTTCTCCTTAGATAGAGGGTTTACGAAAGTGTTGCTCGCGCCCGATCCAGGATCTCCATGACTTCTTTCTCAGAGGAAGCGTTCGCAATGCGAGCCGCCCAGTCCACCGGTTCATCTTCAAGGTTGGTGCCGTTAGACACCTGATTGCTTCGCTTCCAAGCGTTAGCTTCTTCCTGCAACGGATTGACCTTCACCCCTGCTACAAGTCCCGCCTCACTAGCGGCTTCCTTGATTGCTTCAGGTGTCAACTCTCCGTCATAGCCTTTGATGAAATACTTGGCCATTGGGGTTTCCATTGGGATTCCCGCTTTGGCGAAAGCAAGTTCACGTTTGGCTTGCGCGGCTTCTGCCTTTTCTTTACGAAGCTCTACAACCTCTTTTTCCAGGTCCCGAAGGTGTTTCCGGAGAGGATTCTTTTCAGCTGTTTGCTGATCCGTTTCCTCGTAATCGAAGTCTTGATCTTCCTGCATATGGCACTCTCCTTTTTGCCCACACCACGCTCAGAGGAAGCGTGATGGCTGCGTTTTGTTGACACCCCATGTAACGCTGTGAGTTGAGGGGGTTCCCTCACAGGTTCCTTCCTTTCGGAATCGTTAATAACTATACACAACTTTGCATAACTACAAATGGTATTCGTTATTGAAGTCCGACTACGCTCCCGCCTTGACCTGCGAACCCACCGCCACCGGCGAACTCTGCGGTGCGCCGTGCTTGGCGTTGACGGATGCGTTGTGCTGCTGCTCCGCTGGTTCCGAAGACTCCACCGATTTGTTCTTCACGGGTGATTTGATCTTCGCCTGGTGCGCCACGGAATAGTTCTTGCAAGTTTTGGATCGCCTCAAAACCGCCTTGTGCTTGCTGCTCAAGTCCAGCTTGGGCTAGGGCTTCGGCTTCTTGTGCGGTGAGGGCGATGTCGGCTTGTTGACGAGCCTGGTAGCCGATGAACGCTGCTGATGCTTTTTGAGATACGGCATCCATTGTGCGTTGTTCGTCTAGGAAGAAGGCTGCGATTTCGCCGTTGTTTAGACCGTAAAGGTTTTTGAGTTCTTCTACAACACCTGGTTCAGCGTTCATTACTCGGCGGTAACCTTGCTGGATTCGGGTGTCAAGTTCGTTAATGTTGATGTCTCGACCAATGAAGTTGGCTAGATCCTGTTGGCTGTCGTAGAAACCTACAGGCATACCGTTCCTTCGGAGTGTGTCTCGGTAATTGCGTTCATAGTCAACATACTGATTAGGTGACAGTTCAGGGAGTCCACGCCGGCGGCGTTCATCGTTGCCTGAAAACCGCTGCTTGTAGACAGGGTTATCTCGTAGGTAGGAGATGAAAACATCTTGGTTGACAAGAACGCTAGGGCCTTGCTGTTGAACTATTTGGTCAGCGTCAGCGAATAATCCTTCTAGTCCGAAGTATCGCAGGACAGCAAGCAGTTCTTGGTTGGCATAGGTTGTTGTTGTTTCAGCCATTATTGGTACATCCCAAATGATCGAGCCAACGTGAACGCGGCTTCCCGATAGGTGTTACGGGCGTTTTCGGTTTGTTGCCAATCAGGGGTTGACCGAATGTATTGCGCCCATTCTTGCATATTCATTTGACGGGGCTTCTTGGTTGCATCATCAACAAAGTTGAAAGCTGGTGCAAACTTTTCGTCAGAAAAATTGACTTCATCAGGTGTGATTTCTAGCAGGTTTGCCGCAATGTTGCGGTAAGACTCGGTTGCGCCACGGACTGTTTCGCCACGGTCAATGTTTTCGGTTAGACCGGAGTATTGCAGTTTGGCACGGGATTTCATCAGGTTGGTGAAGTCCTGTTCAGTCTTCTTACCCGAAAGGATTTGGCGGGTGAATTGGTTGAACTCTTGATCCGTTACGTCAATCATGTAGTCGTTGGCGATGTTGCGAATGTTTTGTAGAGCTGTGGCGTTGCTTAGTTCTTGTGAGCCGCCAGCCATTCCACCGGCTAGCCGGTCTTCTTTGATGGCTTCAGCACCGATGTGGTTAGCAACCTGGGTTTGTGTCCAGCCATATTTAACGCCATCGTTAGCAAGCTTGGTGATTGTGGCTTCGTCAAGACTTAAACCCAGTGTGCTTGCTTGGTTGCGTATTTCGGGTTTTAGTTTGTTGACCTGTTCTTGCAGGGCCGCTGGGTCGGTGGCTTGTAGACCCATGTAACTTCTAACGGATGCTGACGTGTTCTTCCACCATGAGGTGTTTCTGAGTTCGGCAGCGAAACGG